GGAAGCTGCTTCAAACATGGATGATTGAGCATTTCTGCACCGATGTGTTTGAGGATTGGTTGCTCATGGCGCTCACTACGCAAAAAATCCCACTCCCCCTAACGCGTTACGACAAGTTTAATCAACCCGTGTGGCGGCCACGTGGGTGGTCGTGGGTTGATCCTCTCAAAGAGGTGAAATCTAACATCGAGGCGGTCGGCGCGGGCTTCATGAGTGCGCAGGATGTAGCCAGCCAGCAGGGACAAGACATTGAAGATGTTTATGCCCAGCTCGCGCTAGAGCAATCCTTGCGTGAAAAACATGGCATCACGCTCGGCAACCCCGACCTTAAAGGCATGGACGAAATTATAAACAGCGAGGCGGCAAATGGAACGCAAAACTAATCAAGAAAAGCTGCAAGCAGGCGTGCTTTATCGTGCCGCCGGTTTCGGCACCGTTGATGAAGAAAAACGAAGTGTAGAAATTACTTTTTCGAGTGAGCAGCCAGTAGATCGCTATTTTGGCATCGAAATTCTGGATCATGGAAAAGGTAGCGTGGTGCTTGATTGGTTAAAAACCGGTCGCGCACCATTACTAGCCGATCACGACCCGACCATTCAAATCGGCGTGATCGAAAATGCGGAAATAGGCAAAGACCGCGTTGGCCGCGCGGTTGTGCGCTTTGGGAAAGGTGCGCAAGCCGATGGCTATTTCCAAGACGTGAAGGATGGAATACGGGGCAACATTTCAGTGGGCTACCGCATCCATCAAATGTTGCTTGAGGAAGAAACCGACACGGGCGCGACTTACCGCGCAATGAAGTGGGAGCCTCTTGAAATATCCCTCGTTTCAATTCCAGCAGACCAAACCGTAGGAATCGGGCGGTCTGAGGGCGGCGAAAAGCGGGAAATCGAAATCATTAATCAAACACCAAAGGAGAAACGTTCTATGGAAAATACTACAACCAGCGCGGCCAACGCATCCGCACCGGTTATCAGCGTTGATGCTGATAAGGTGCGCGCGGAAGCCCGTGACACGGAAACTAAACGTATCCGTGAAATTCAAGCCCTCGCTACCCGTCACAACATGGCGGATAAAGGCGCGGAATATATCAACAGCGGCAAACCCGTTGATGACTTCCGCATGTTTGTGCTTGAAAACATCGGCGCTGTTAAGCCGATTCAAAACGGCACCGGCGACATCGGCCTGAATCCTAAAGAAGCTCGCTCTTACAGCTTTTTGAAGGTCATCAATGCAATGGCGAATCCTACCGACCGCCGTGCGCAGGAAGCCGCCCGCTTTGAGCGTGAATGCAGCGAAGCAGCAGCAACCCGTTATGGCAAAACGCCGCAAGGCTTTTTAGTGCCTAATGATGTGCTGAAACGTGACTTGCTTGTAGGTACAGCAACGGCGGGTGGACACACCGTGCAAACGGATGTGCTGGGCAACAGCTTTATCGACGTACTGCGCAACAAGCTGATTCTCAACACGCTGGGCGTTACCATGCTCACCGATCTCGTCGGCCAGATTGCAATACCTCGCCAGACCTCGGCGGCAACGGCTTACTGGGTGGCGGAAAACGCGGCTATCACCGAAAGCCAGCAAGCGTTTGACCAAGTGACCATGTCCCCGAAAACCGTGGGCGCGTTCACCGATGTTAGCCGCAAGCTGATTTTGCAATCGAGCATCGATGTGGAAAACTTTGTGCGTAACGATTTGGCAGCAGTGCTTGCACTTGCCATCGATTCCGCTGGTATTTCCGGCACCGGCTCATCGAACCAACCGCGCGGCGTGACCAATACGGCGGGCATCGGCTCGGTAGCAGGCGGCACCAACGGTGCCAACGTTACTTGGCAAAACTTGGTGGATTTGGAAGCAGCAGTCGGCACCGCAAACGCGGATGTGGGCAAGCTCGCTTACCTCACCAACGCAAAGCAACGCGGTCGCTTCAAATCGATCACAAAAACCAGCCCAGCAACCACTTTCCTTTGGGATGGCGGCGAAGCACCGGTCAATGGTTACGCTTGCGGCATAAGCAACCAGGTGCCCGGCAACTTGGTTAAAGGATCATCGGGCGCGGTGTGCTCGGCAATTCTTTTCGGCAACTGGGCGGATTTGATCATCGGCATGTGGGGCGGGCTTGACCTAATCGTCGACCCATTCACCGGCTCGACCGCTGGCACCGTTCGCGTTGTGGCATTGCAAGATGCCGACATCGGCGTTCGCCAAGCCGGATCGTTCGCAGCAATGCTTGATGCACTCTAAAAAAGGGAGACGGGCGGCGAAAGCCGCCCGTTACTGATTATGCAGATAAAAATCTTACAATCCTGCCTCGGCAAAGATGGCGAGCACCTTGAACAAGGCTCTATCGTCGATTGCGATGCCGAAACCGGTCGCACATTATTGAAGTTTCACCGCGCGGTTGCGGTGGGCGATGATGATGAAACGCCCGAACCAACCGAAACCGGCGATGAAACACCCGCCACGGGTGACGACCTCGCCAGCTACACCAAAGCGCAGTTACTCGAAATTGCCGCCGGTTATGATATTGCCAATGCCTCGCGCATGAGCAAATCAGAACTGATTGCAGCTATTCTCGAAGCGCAGCAAGCAGCATGATATGGCGTTCACGGAAGATTTCAGCGTGTTTTTTGACACCGATGGCTTTGCCAGCGAGTTCACCTATACCCCAAAAATAGGCGCTGAAATCACCGTGAACGGCATTTTCGATCAGGCCTTTTATGAGGTATCGGGCGGAGAGGTAGGCATTGCAGGTAATCAGCCACGCATTGTTTATGAAACATTAAAAATACCCTCTCCGCTTTATGGGGATGGAATCAGAATTGACGGAAAATACTATACTATAGTTGGCATTCAGCCTGATGGAGTCGGTACGACCACATTAATTTTGGAAGATTCCGATGCCCCATGCTAGAGATAAAATTCGCGATGCCGTGGCAGTTGCCGTTACCGGTTTAACTACCACTAGAAATAGAGTTTTTACATCGCGCATTCACCCAGTTAATGACAATGAATTGCCTTGCTTACTGGTATTTACGCGCAGCGAATCAAGCTCACCTCAAACATTGAAACCCCCTCGCCTTATTGAGCGCAACCTTAGTGTTATGATTGAGGGTTATGTCAAGATTATTGAAGGCTATGATCAGAAGCTCGATAAAATTGCCGTGGAAGTAGAACAGGCAATTTATAATTCCACCTCCCTCGCGGCGCAATTACGGGATATTTTCCTTACAGAAACAGAAATCAAAATCACTGGCGATGCCGAAAAACCGGTTGCCGTGGTTTCGATGACATTTAACGCCCGGTATCATACGGCAGAAAATGATCCTGAAATATTAACATAAAGGAGTAAATATTATGGCAACACATTTAGGAAAAGAGGGCGTGGTAAAAGTGGGTGGTACACCTACCATCATCGCAGAGTTGCGGGAATGGCAGCTTGAAGTAACCGGCGAAACGGTTGATAGCACCTCGATCAACACCGCCACGGCAAACGGTGGCTATCGCACTTTTGCTGCAACCTTGCTTATGTGGGAAGGATCGCTCACCTGTTTTTGGGATGAAACCGACACAAACGGGCAGGAAACACTCGATGCGGGAGCTACTGTCGCATTAAAACTTTACCCAGAAGGAGACACTACAGGCGATGTGTTTTTCAGCGGGAATGCGATTGTAACCAATGTTTCGCGCAAGGGTGTGCTGGATGGAATGGTTGAGGCATCTTTTAGCTTCAAAGGCACCGGCGCATTAACACAATCAACGGTATAAGCACATGACAAAACTTATTGATCGCGCAAAGTCGCACTATCAGCGCCTCGTAGACGAGCCTAAAACCATTCGCGTGCCTGAATGGGATGATGAAGGCGAACTTGTTATTATTTACGCCACGCCGCTTACGTTGCAGGAGCGTGCGCGTCTCAACCGCCATGCTGGAAACACTATGGAAATGGCGGCGGAAGTGCTGATTCTCAAGGCTAAAGATAAAGATGGGAAAGCATTTTTCAACAAAGAGGATAAGCCCGAACTTATGCGCGGCGTTGATAGCGGCGTGATTGCACGTATCGCGCGTGAAATTATTGGCGCAAGCGACGAAGAACTGGTCGAGGAAGCGGAAAAAAACTAGACGGGGATGCGGATTTGCTGATGCTTTACACGCTGGCCGAGCGGCTTGGTAAGCGCATCCCGGAGTTAATGGACATGACGGTTACAGAGTTTGCGGGGTGGGTCGCATATTACCGAGTGGTCGACAAGCTAAGGAAACAGGCCAGAAAATAAGGGGCTGCTATGGCACTCGGCGTTGCATTCGATATTTTTGCCAAGGACAAAACCGGCCAGGCGTTTGATCAGGTAAAAAGCAAGGTCAGGCAGCTTGATGATTCCTTCGCGAAGCTCAAAAAAACCGCCGTGCTTTTCGGTGGTGGTGCGGCTGTTTTTGGCTGGTTGAAAGGCGCGGCGGAAGGCGCTGAGCACATCAATGATCTAAGTGTTCGCTTGGGAATTGGTGCGGACGTGCTTTCGCAATATCAGCTTGTCGCGGGCGAAACCGGCGTTGAGCTGGATAGCATTGCCAAAGGCATGCAAATGCTTGCAAAAAATTCCGTTGAGGCGGCTGGCGGGAGCGGCGCAGCAGCCGAGGCGCTAGCAAAACTTGGCATTGATGCAGCCACCTTCAAAAATCTTTCGATTGATCAACAATTCGCGATGGTGGCGGAAAAAATACAGGGTATTCAAAACCCCGCCGACCGCGTAAGCATTGCCATGGCGCTTATGGGTAAATCCGGCGCGGAAATGTTGCAGGTAATGCAAAACGGCGGTGAAGGGCTGCTTGAAATGCAGCGTAAGGCTGATGCGCTCGGTATCACACTTGATAACACAACCACCGGCTCTATAGATAGCATGATGGATGCTTTCGGCAATTTAGGCTTGCAGGTGGCCGCGCTGGGGCAGCATTTAATAGCACAATTTGCGCCGATATTAGAATTTATCGCCGAGGTGCTGCAAGTGGTGCTTGCCGGTGCCATCGTAATTGTGCGCGATGGCTTCAAATCAATGGTGCAGGTTATTCTCAATGCCATCGGCTCAATCGCAAAAGGGCTTGGCTGGCTTACTGAGCAGCTATCAGTCTTGCCCGGTGAAGTAGGTGACTCATTCAAAGCGCTTTCGGAATCGCTAAAAGATTACGGGGATATTCTAAGCAGCGTAAACGCTGATACTGACACTATGGTAGAAACTCAAAAGAAATTGCCGCCGGTGCTCGATGAAACCGCTCAGGGATTTGAAAAAGTAAGCAAAGCAGGCAAAAAAACCACCGATAAAGTTAAAACCGACTTTGATAAAATGCAGCAGGATTTATCCGGCAGCGCCTCGCGCATTCAAGATCAGTGGATTGATTCGTTAATGGGAATTGGCGGCGGATTTGATAGCTTGCGCGATACGGCGCTTAGCAGTTTGAAAGAAATTGGCGCGTCGATGCTGAAAAATCTCATGAACCAAGCGTTCGGCATGGGCGGGCAATCCAATTTGCCGTGGCTGAATCAAGGCGGCGCTGGCGGTGGTATGGGTGGTATTTTTGGTGATCTAGTCGGGGGCCTTG